ATGGATAGCAATATGAAGTTACCTATAGCACTTGTAGTTGCGATGGGTGCACAACTAGCAGGTGGTGTGTGGTGGGTATCGCAACAAGCTGCTACTATATCGAGCCTCGAAGAGTCTGTATCACAGTTTGCTAGTAAGATGGCTGTAGAGGATAGCGTTAATCTCAAGCGTGACGTGCAAGACAACATGGATTACATCGATGGTGCGTTTGCTGAGATAGAAGAACTATGGGAAGAAACAGAAAGCTTAACTCTTACGATAGGCAAGATCACTGCCATACAACAGAGATTGGCTTTATTAGAAAACACTATGAAGTTTATGAACCGTGATCACATGGATATGATGGACCCAAGGAATTAACATGGCAACGACTAAGGATGTAGAGCGACTCCCCAGTGGCAAGTTAAAGTATCGTGGTGAAACATACCCGGGATACAACAAACCAAAGAAAACACCTGGTGCTGCAAAGAAATCAGCCGTGTTAGCCAAGAAGGGTGACGAAGTAAAGGTAGTTCGTTTCGGTGATCCTAATATGAGTATCAAGAAAGATAACCCTGAAAGACGTAAAAGCTTTCGGGCTAGACACAATTGTGATACAGCAACTGACAAGTTTACTGCAAGATATTGGAGTTGTAAGGCATGGTAAAGAAGAAGAGTACAGTTAATGCTGCAGGTAATTACACCAAACCGACAATGCGTAAGAACTTATTTAACCAGATCAAAGCAGGTGGTAAAGGTGGAAGCCCTGGGCAATGGTCAGCACGTAAAGCGCAGATGCTTGCCAAGCAGTATAAAGCAAAAGGTGGAGGATACAAAACATGAGAAGGTACATAAAAAGATTGTGGTGTGCGATTATCAATCGTAAGTGTCACCCAGAATGTGATTGCTGCTAGGTAACTATGAAGAAGCCACAGAAGTCATTAAAGAAGTGGGGTGACCAGAAATGGAGAACCAAGAGTGGTAAACCTTCTACGCAAGGTCCTGATGCTACTGGTGAACGTTACCTCCCTTCTAAGGCTATTAAGTCTCTTAGCAGCAGTGAGTATGCAGCTACAACCAGAGCTAAACGAAAAGGCAAGGCGGCAGGTAAGCAGCATGTATCTCAACCTAAAGAAATCGCAAAGAAAACTAGGAGATTTAGAGCCAACAAAGGTGGTGTTGCTAAAAGCCCTAAACAACAAGCGGCAATTGCTATTAGCATGAAGAAACGTGGTGTTAAACCTAAAGGCAAGAAATGACTAAAAAGAGAGATCCTAAAGTAGGGACAGGTAAGAAACCTAAAGGATCTGGACGTAGATTATATACGGATGAAAATCCAAAAGATACCGTATCAATTAAATTTGCTACGATGGCTGATGCAAAAGCTACCGTAGCTAAAGTAAAAAGAATAAACAAACCTTACGCAAGAAAGATCCAAATATTGACGGTAGCAGAACAACGTGCTAAAGTCATGGGCAAAACAGCGATAGCAAATGTTTTTAAACAAGCTAAAGCAGAATTGCGAAGGAAACATAAGAAAGATGCCGTATCTACAAAGTAACATACCGTACTTCAAAGCATGGGTGCGTAGAGAATACACAAAGAATTTAGAAGAATATCATGGAGAGTTTTTACATTGTATGGTCATAGGTGTAACTACTATGCCAAACAGAACGTTAAGCTTTCAAGTTATATTTACTGGATGTGAGTCAGACTTTGATGACTCAGAGAATGTACATGGTGGTGCAATGTGGGCTAGGATGCCTCTTACTGCACTTGTAGCTGATACCCCTCTAGAGGATTGGCCTACAGAGTTACCACCATATATGGCACAGCCTTGGGATTGTATGTCTCACACACATTCAGTATACAAATTGGAAAGAGCTAGTCCTGCTCCTTGGATAGCTAAGGTAGATGGTGAGTTCTATCCTGCAAAGTATTACTTTACGGTAGACTATACCGACAATGAAGTAGCAGATGATCCTGCACAACATAAACAGTCTCACGTATTAGAGTTGTTAGATGCAGGAGAATACACAGGTAACATAGTTGCGTTGCCCAATAATAGAGTGAGAGTAACTCACCCTGCTTGGTTTGAAACAGGTCAAGGTGCTCCTGACTTTAGACCAAACCAAAACATATATAACTCAAAAGAAGACGTAGACTATGTATGGGATACGCAACGAGTATTTAACAATCTATATAGTGAGGATATAACAGATGATGAAGAAGAAGGGATACGCTAAAGGCGGCATGAAGAAAAAAGGATATGCCAAAGGCGGTATGAAAAAGAAGGGCTATGCAGCAGGTGGCTTAAAGATGGTTAAGGGTAAAGATGGAAAAATGGTTCCGTTTTACGCTGCTGATGGCAAAGGCAAAATGAATAAAGGTGGTATGTCTAAGAAAAAGAAAAAAGGCATGGCTAATGGCGGTGCTATGATGAAGAAAAAAGGCATGGCTAAAGGTGGCATGAAAAAGAAAGGCTACTCAAAAGGAGGAGTAACTCACATTGACATGCGTAAAACAGGGTTATTTAGATAATGTCAGATATAACTAAAGAACAGTCGGATGCTATAAATGCTTTGGGTTATACTGTGGTAGGTAACACAGTTTTAGACTCAAATAAAAATACTGTTATGAATAAACCTACAAGAGATGGTGAGTTTGTAACTGATGTACCAGAACTAGAGGCTCTCATGTCAGGCACAGCTACAGTTGAAACTGTACGTGCAAGAAATGAAAAAGGTCACTACATTGCAGATGATCCTGATACACCTGAGAATGAAGCTTGGACAACTAAATTAGTTAAAAAAGTTAAAGGTAAAAAGTGACCCTACTATCAGACGCTAAATTTTTCTCAGCAGCTAAGGATCTTAGTGCAACTTCAGGTGGGTCCAGTGGTGACGTTATATACACCTGCCCAAATAATTTTGTTAGTCTGATTAAATTTTTACACGTATCAAACGGCTCTGCTTCAACTAAGAAGTATAGTCTTCAATGGTATGAGGCTGCAACTACAACGTATCATTTTATTATTGATAATCACAGTATTGCAGGTAATGGCTTAGAAGAAGTAATAGAAGGTGGGGCATACCTTGCCCTGTCTGAAGGAGATAAGATTGTAGGTTTTGAAGAGTCTAGTTCAGACTTTCATGTAATACTTTCTGGAGAAGAGCATTACCAACCTACATAGCGGCTATTCCGTATTGTCTCTACTAACCTAACAACATTTATGTATAACTATGTAACTGCCAGTAATGGCATATAACATAGGAGAATATACATAATGTTTAAGAGAATATTTAACAGATTAGTAGAAGCAAGAGCAGAATCAGCTAGACGTAAAATTGCAAGAATACAACTTTATCAAATGACTGATAGAGAGTTAAGAGACTTAGGTATTGGCAGACATGATATAGAAAGGGCCATACTGACAGGTAAAGCACTCTGATGAATAAACAGATGATGCTTTTAATGATGGTAGGAGTGCTTTTGGAGGAGGCTCGTGGACCCAGTAACAATTATCGGTGGTGCAACCGTAGCTTTCAATGCGTTGAAGAAAGGCTTTCAAGTAGGTAAAGACCTACAAGATATGTCAGGACAGTTGACCCAATGGGCAGGTGCTATGAGTGACCTGTCCTATGCTGAACAAAAAAACAAGAATCCACCTTGGTGGAAAGCACTCAACGGACAGTCTGTTGAAGCGGAAGCTCTAGAAATTTTTACGGCTAAAAGAAAAGCCGAAGCAATGAGAAAAGAGCTAAAAGATTGGATAAGTTTCAGTATGGGTCCATCTGCTTGGGATGAACTTGTAGCTACTGAAGGTAAGATACGTAAGCAAAAGAAAGACCAAGAGTACCGCAAAGCAGAGATACAAGAAGCAATAGTTACTTGGACTCTCTCTATTTTAATAATACTAACTGGAGCAGGAATGCTAGGGTTTATAATTTATATGGTGAACTAGATGGCAAGAAACCTAACAGAAAAACAACAGAAGTTCCTAGATGTCTTATTTGATGAGGCAGGTGGAGATGTTGTACAAGCTAAAAAACTAGCAGGGTATGGTGAACAGTCTAGCACTACTGCCATTGTTGAATCATTGAAAGACGAGATTGGTGATCGTACACGTAGCTACTTTGCACGTACAGCACCCAAAGCTGCGATGGCTATGGTGGGCGCTTTGTATGATCCAACAGAGCTAGGCATACGAGATAAGATGTCAGCAGCTAAAGACTTGCTTGACAGAGCAGGACTTGGTAAAGTAGATAAGATTGATGTAGGATCAAGTAGTGGTGGCGTATTTATACTACCATCGAAAGAAGGAACAAACGAATAAGAAAATATCGTGAATCTCTAGGATACTGGGAGCTACCAAAACCACACAAGGGTGCAGAAAGAGAGTGGCATATAATCGCTAGAGTAACTAGAACAGTACCGTTTGGTTACGAAGTGCACCCTGACAATGACAAAATACTTCAGCCGATAGTTACAGAGCTAGAAGCATTAGAACTTGCAAAGAAACACCTTATGCAGTACTCTTACAGAGAAGTAGCACTGTGGCTAACAAAACAAACAGGTAGATACATATCTGATACAGGGCTAAAGAAGAGAGTAGACATTGAGCGTAAACGTAAGAAAGCAGCTACAATTAAACGGAAGCTTGCCAAAAGGCTCGAAGAAACGTTACAAGAGATCAAAAAACTCGAAGAAGAATGTATCGGAGCCTACGCAATCAAGCCCAACGCAGCAACAGCCTGAACCTCAAGTTGTAGCAGCCGAAGTCAAAGCACCTGAGTTTGACGTTGATATTGCACAGGAAGTAGTATTTAAACCAAACCCAGGTCCACAGACAAACTTCCTATCCGCATCTGAAAGGGAAGTTTTGTACGGTGGGGCAGCAGGTGGTGGTAAGAGCTTTGCAATGCTTGCTGACCCACTTCACGGTTTGAACGATCCAAACTTTAGTGGGCTACTAGTTCGTCATACTACAGAAGAACTTAGAGAACTTATACAGAAGAGTCAAGAACTTTATCCTAAAGCAGTTCCTGGTATCAAGTGGTCAGAACGTAA